ACGATTGTTACTAACGTAGCATCCAACGTTACTCTTATGCTAGCGCATGGTATACGCCCATCTACAGTAGCTAAAGCCGCCAAACTATTGAAGCGGTACTACGTAGATAAAGACCTTAAAGGTGCTGACCTAGAGCTAATGTCTGCGTTTATGAACTCAGGCGCTTTGTTAGGCAATTTTTCTAGCCAAGAAGTTAAAGAAAGTCTTAGCCAAGCATTTGCTGACAACATGTATGAAGATAAAGCTGGCGTACACGGTATAGTGGCGCAGTTGCTTAGCGTTGAAAAAGCTAAAGCACAAGCCTTCAAAAAACATATCGGTGATATGAAAGGCAAAGCTGATGTTATTGATGACAAAGCGATTGGCTTCTATGCCTATGGCGATAACATTTTCCGCATGGCGGCATTTATGGACTACGTTGGCAAGATACAAGCCGACAACGGTAGCGTGCCTGTAAGCAAAGCACAGCTAAAAGAAGCCGGTATCGCCGCTCGCAAGATGTTTTTAGACTACGATATTGACTCGCGGTACTTGCAACTACTGCGCCAAACCATTGTACCGTTTGCATCTTGGACATACGCCATCATGCCTGTGTTGAGCAAAATTATTGTTACTCAACCTTGGAAGCTCGCTAATATCATGGGCGCTTACGCCATGATCGACACAGTTGCTTCTGCCCTTGTTGGTGATGATGACGAAGAAACTCGCAGGCGTATGGGAGAGTTGTACAACGAGCGTCTGTTTGGCATTGGGCCACACGCCATGATCCGCGTGCCGTTTTTTGGCGACGAAAATAACCCTGTTTATATTAAGCTGGGTAACTACATACCGTTACACAGCACGTTCAAGGGTACGCCTAATGGTACGTTCGGTATTGAAGGGTGGCCGTCTGGCTTAGCGCCCACTGGCCCAATTATTAGTGCGCTTTCTATGGCGATAAATAAAGACTCCTATACTGGCAAAGAAATTTGGGGTTCCACCGATAGCGCTTACGACCGCATGGTTGAGTTTGGAAATCAAGTAACAGACATAGTATTACCCCCAATTATTGCTTCTAATGCGCGAAAAAAGTATGAAGAAGCTCTTGAAGGTAAACTTGGCATAACAGGCGGAAGAAACCCGTCTACTGACCCAACAATGGTGGTATTACAAGCGTTCGGTTTGAAGCTGTACCAACCCAACACCGCAGAAGAAGCTATGTGGAAGCAATTAGCCGCTAAAAAAGCCGTGCGCGAGTACCAAATGGCGATGTCTAGGGCACGGCGGGAGATGGCTAGGTCAGGAACTTATGACGCAGAAGCGCTGGCCTCAGAGCTAGAACGTTTGCGCGAAGATATGCTTCAAGAGATTGATGAAGTTTTCAATAGAGACTAAACTTAACCCTCAACAAACGGAGACGTTGATATGTACGGTATGAAGAAAGGCGGTTCTCGCAAAGTAAGCCACAAGTCAGGCGCTATGGCTGACCATGCTGGCGGTGGTATGGGTGTTGCTCAGAAGATGAGCAAGGAGTCCAATGTGTCTATCGGCGCTCAGAAAATGGTGAACTTCATGTCAGACAGCGGCCACACTGCGCCTAAGCTGAACAACGACATGGCTCACGATTTCCGTCCGGGCGGTGAAGTCTCTCCCCAGTAACTACTTCATCTTTGCCTTTTTAGTACGGGCAAATGAGCGGTTCTTGGACTTCGGGGTAACGCGCAGATTGGATTTGCCGTTACCCCCGCCCTTGGCGATAGGCTTCTTGTGATCTACATCCTTGCCGTCGCCCTTGGTAACTTTCCCTTTCTTAGCCATCGTAGCCCGTGCCGCATTACGCGCCGCACGGTTTTTCTTCTGCTTGGGCTTTGAGTGGTAGTTGTCGTACTCTTTACGGTAGTTTCGCGCCATGCGAGCCTCCTAAGATGGCCTTTAGGACAGTGCTGTTCTTTACGGCTTCCGACCCGTCCAGCCCATCCAAGAATCTGGGATGTGTTAAGTCTACCATAATGCAGAAAGCCTGACCCGGATTGTGGCCGGGGCAACCCTTGAATAACGTGACTCTTTCCCGTTCGCTAATCAATGCGCCCATATCACGCAGTTCCCGCGTTACGCGGTCTATACCGTCACGGGTGCGCTGTAGCCACCGCTTCAACATCGCGATATTAATCGCTACGTAGCTACCCTTAAGTATATTGTTGTTAGCGTCGTAAATGATTTTTTCCCTAGCAACAGCGGTTGTCGGGGGCGGCATCTGTACGTTCTCTTTCTGGCTACCTTGTTGTTGAGATGAGTGTATAATCTCGTCATTATGTTCTTGAAGAAACTGCCCAAGGGTATCAATAGCATCTACCGCATTCTTGCTCTCATAATCGTGAGTGGCCTGTACGTGGGCAATCCAATCCTTAGCAACTTCATCAGCATCGAAGCTAACCAGCCCCAGCTTGATCGCAATCTTTGACATTATCCATCCAGACACGATCATAGGCTCGGCGTACTTATCCACAGCTTGAAACACAGGGCCAAACTTGGCGATAAACTTAGGCTTAAGTGTCTTAAACAGCGCCACATCTCCGCCGACATTTATGACAGCCGACACCAGTTCTGGGTACGCCCAGCCATAGTTGTGAAATATCTCCTCCACAAACCGCTCTGCGGGGCTAGTACCTGACTCGTCCTTCTCGACAAGCGTGCGGTCATCATGTACGTACTCAATACACCTAGCTCGTAGCGCACTGTCATTAGTCTGCGCTAAATCAAATTGCTGGTGGAACGATACGTTGGCAGATACGAAGGTAGGGCCGGTCCATCGGGCTGGATCACGCAGTTCCCTACGCTGATCCATAGCGTTCTTCTCTACACCAGAGCTTATGTCATACACCATATTGACTGCTTCATCAGGATGCACGGTAGTAAGCTCATCTATTGTACAAGGTAGCTGGTTAAGTACGCCCCGTATCTTAAACATGGCGTTGGCAGTGTCTCTACGTTGTAGCAACATCTCTTTAGGGTTTCCGAACAGGCTGTTGATGGCGTACAGCGCCAAGGTTTTGCCTGTCGTTGTCTTGGGCGAGTAGATCGACACAAAGCCCGTACAGTTACCTGCGGCTCGGCTGAGCACGCTACCCATAGCCATAAACATCATCATGCGGAGCATCTTGGCTTCTGGCTTTTGCAGAATCTGCATGGCCTCAACCCAGTTCTCCTTTGATCCCACTGGCTTTATTAGATCGTCAAACCGCGTAGCCGCACCCTTCAGCCTGCGCTTCACCCCGCTATCAACTTCATTGCCGATAACTGTATGTCCACACAGAAAAGTCTCGTCCTTCTGCCAGCCAAAATGTATGTAATCTATCCCCGTGGGGTTTTCGCTCTGTACTTTCGCTAGATAATCCACGATAAACAACCTCAATCTTTCTTGTTGTGCCCCCGTCTTGGCGTCAAATATCTGCCTGTGGTGTAGAAACTTAGTGAAGGACGGGCCGTTAACCAGCACATCCATTTCGTGGTCTTCTTCAGTCCAGCCTACCATCGGGTATTTGACCGACAGACGGAAGGTAGACAGCCCAGTTTCGGGGTTCTTGTAGATGCCCAGAACGTGCATCATGTAGTGCGACACCAATACCCATTCTACTTGTTCAACAGTTGTTGGGTAGCCGTTAGCATCGGTGGACTCGACCTTTTCGCGTACTTCCTTGTATACGCAGTTGTCGCGTATCACGTAGCCTTGTGGTAACTCTATCTCTTCTTCGCCCTTGTCCGTTTCCACTGTCAACGAGGTGGTAGAGCTAAGACGGGCGGGACTCTTTATGGTGTCCTTGTGAGGACAGCCGTTGCATCCAGATGGGCATAGGCGCTCAAACGTCTCGCAAGTTGTCGGCCCATGACTACCCCAGCCATCCAGCTTGTTCATGTTGGACTTGAGGTCAAAGTCAGGGTGCTCCCCTGCAAGCCGTATTACAGCCTCCTCGGGGTCTGTACAGTGCTTTGCGATGCCTAGTGATGCCCTCCACAGGGGTTCTTCTACTTGCTCCCCTGCGGCGTCCATGAAGCCCCCGCTAGCGACTAACGCACGTATCTGGGTACAGTGTTCTGCTACGCGGTCTAAAACAACGTCGTTAGTGCCCATAATCGCGTCAGCAATAGACGACTTTTTAGGCTTTTTCTGCTCTGGCTCTTTTACTACCCACTTCTTGAGTATGCCTGCCAACATCATAGGGTCAAAATCTTGACAGTTCTTTACAACTTTGACCGGCTTCCAATCGCTGGACTTTTTATGGTGCGATCCCACAGGGCGCAACACCATAGACGGGTCGTGAATCTTGGAAGTATCTATGTCTAACCCATGCTCAGCCAGCGCCACACGAAGCGCCTTGGACAACTGCACCCACGTTTTGGTGGGAAGTTCCTCTGTTAGCGGCCAGTAAACATGCAGTCCCTTGCCAGAAGATACCAGCATAGGGAAGGGCATTTGCATTTGTTCCAGTACATCTTTCAGTGCTTTTACAGCATCCATCTGATTTGTGTACTGTTTGTCATCGCCAATGTCTAAATCAAACGCTAGTGCTTTGAAATACCTCGCAAATTCTGCTTTCCTGTACCACTTCTTTTTTCCGTTTTTGTTTACGTATTCGTGGTCTGCGAATGAACCTACCGTGTAATACACCGTCACGTTCGGATGTTTATCACACTGGGCTATACGAGCCGCCGCCTTATCATAATCCGCGTAGTCATACGAAGCCTCCTGCCAAAAAAATCCCTCTTTGACGTTACCTTGTGGGTCTGGCTTCCAACAACAAATTACTAGCTGATCTGACTTGGCGTGAACACGGGTTAAAAATTCTTGTGTCTCCACGCGGTTGCCCCCTAGACGAAAAAGCCCCGCTGGACGCGGGGCCGTACACCATAACATTTATTCATCAAAAAGATCAGCAATACTGTTAGCTAAATCGTCCGATGCCTTTACTGGTTCTACTTTTGGCTTCTTTTTAGGGGCTGGCGGTTCTTCTGCAACCTCCTCTTTTGCCTCAAGTTTCGTCTCGGCTTTGGGGGCTTGGAGTGTCGCGCTTGGCTCAATCTGCCGTGTAGCAATCTTCACTGAATCATGCTCTGTAAGCCTCTCCAGCGAGTCCAGCTTGTTCTCTGGCACGTAACCCTTGTGCTTGAATTGGATTCGGGGGTAGCTCGCCTCATCGTCAAATCCAAGCTCTGTAACAACTTCTTCGGGTGTCAATCCGTAGTTCCCCAGTTCTTTGAAGTACTCCCGCAAGCCGCGCATCGCTGATACGGGGATCGTTAGGCTGTACACCTTGGATGGATCTGCGGCGGCTACAACAGCCAGATGCCGTTGGTCAGCGCACAGCTTAGATTTACTGCCACTAGGTAAAATCTTTGAGCCTAGCTCGTTGTTGGGACACCCTGCACAGCTAGCACAGACGGGGTTCTCTACAGAAGCGTGAGGTTTTACGCCATCAGTAGAAAAGCAGTCAGGGGCGGTGTTTTCACCATCATAAGCCCTGCCATAGAATACCTTGGATACGCGGGGGTTAGCGCCCACGATAACAACGTCCAAAGTAGTTCCCACTACAGTTTCTACGCCAGACTCCACCAGCCGGTAACGTGAAGACCGGATACTGATTCTGGGTATGCTTGAGCCTTCGCCCGAGTTGCCTACAATAGCTCCAGCTACGGCAGACTTCTTGCCTGATTCATTACGCTGACGGATACGTTCAGCAATATGGTCTGGTACATTCATTACATTAGACATGATTAGCCTCTCTGATTACGACGGAAGTTGAATACCTTAATGGTGTTGTAGTTGATCCCCGGTGGCAGTTCGCCGTGGGTTTCAAGGTGGTCACGTACAGCAGTCTTGGATGCCCTAGACTCCACCAGTTCCCAAGCGTCATGCTCTTTACAAAACGCAAAGAAATCTTCTCTGGAGGCAACGGTTGCCGATTGATGCGAGGACCAGTACGCCGTACCAAGGCTGGTCTTTATAGACTCTAGCCCGTCTTCTTGCGCACGTGCCGTAAACCAGTTCTCTAGTAAAATAAGTTTCTCTTTAAGGGAGGCTTTATTAGCCTTGTACTCCCTGTCAAGTTGGTCTATTTCGCCACGCACTTGGGCGTAGCGAGTAGCCGCTTCTTCGTAGTTCATAGGTTACTCCTAGTAAGTTAGTCATCGTCATGGTTTATCCCTTGTACTAAATCAAGGAATTCCGTAAGCACGTTTTTCTTGTGCTTCAAACGACTATAAAGTTCTTCTTCAAACTTCGTAGCCGCTATGTGCCATACGGTAGTCTTGCCCTCTGTGCTAAGACGCCGTATACGCGCATTTGCTTGTTCGTACTGCTCAAGTGAGTAAATAGGTGCAAACCAAATTATGTCTTTTGCCGCTGTTAATGTCAAACCATGCGCCGCGACTTTGGGGTGCGCCAACAAAATTTTGGGTGTGTCAGTGTACTGAAAGTTATTAAATATCTCGTCTCTCTTTTTCTTACCGACATCGCCGTTTACTAGTGCTACGTCATAGCCATCCGCTAAAAGTTTTTCTTGCAACCAAAGTTGCACTCCTTTGAGGGGTACAAAAACGATAACCTTGTCGCTGATCTCGTTAAGTAGCTCAGTCAGAGTAGCGTAACGTTCTTTTGCGTCGATCTTTATAGAAGTACCTTCGCCATATACAACGCCACAACAAATTTGCAGTAGCTTTGACAGCATTACCGCTGTGTTAGCCGCAGTAACCTGTCCTTCGGAGAACGTTGTTACCGCCTTGTCTTGCATCTCTTTAAACGCTTTCTTCTGCTGGGACGTTAGCTCAGTCGCCCTGTTGACAAAATTGGTGTCTGGCAGGTCTTTACACTCGTCCAGCGAGAACCGTATTGATGGCTGTAGCACTTTCTTGCAGGTGTCCAAGGCGTCTGGCCTCGGTATCCACTTAAACTGCGACACCTTCTTCATCACAGTTTCTTTGAAAGATGTGTAGCTTCTGGCTACATGTGGCGATTCAACAAGCCTCGCTAACGTCCACGCATCGGCTGGCGTCTGCGATATGGGTGTGCCTGTCAGTAACCACAACCAAGGCTGGTGTTGCTTCAGCCAATTAAAAAATATCTTGTACCGTTGTGAGCTAGGCGTCTTGAGCGCGGTCGCTTCGTCGTAGATAACAACGTCAAAATCATTTAGTTCTTTGCTTA